GATCCATGCCTAAGTTTTCAAAGCTGGACTGCAACACGCTTGCCAAACGCTCACGCACGGTTGGCTCAATAGCTTGCATGCTGTCTGGATAACGGCCACTGTAAGCCTGCTCTGGCAACCCACGCGAGCCAGCCTCGGCCAGTATCACATCACCCTCTTGTCTGCCGGGCATAGTCTGCTCTGGCATTGCTGGCTCAACAGGCATGTCAGGAAACTGGACAGCAGTCAGATTCGACAGGTACTTGTCTTCAATTTGACTGTAGGCCATTACTGCTCTCCATTTGCTTGACGCAACAATTGTTTGATGCGGTTTAACTCTTGTAACTTTTTCTTGTCAGTGCCAGCTTTACGCTCCAGCGCTGGCAGTGTGTTGTTGTTGATTGGCCCGTTGACCCACTCCAGTTTTTCAAACACTTCCAGCGACTTCCTTGCAGCTTTAGCTGTTTCGGTGTTGCGAGTCTTGGCAATGTTGTCTTCCAACTTGGTCAGAATCTGGCGCGGTGTCAACGTCTTACCTTCAGCAGCTGCGACAGCTTCGATCTGCAATGCTTGTACTTTGAGTTCATTGCGGCGCTTAAACTCCTCGCCCTTGGGATCAATTACCACCACGCTGCCGGGTATGACAGGGATGCCAGCCAGCTGCGAAATGCCGCGATCAAGCTCTGAGCTTTCGCGCCGATCTTCGCTTTGCAATAGTTTGAGCGCAGCCACTGCATCTTTGCCAGTAATGCCTTTACCAACCAAAGCCCAAATTTGCTTTGGATTTGTAATGGTGTTGCTGTAGATGCCAGCCAACAAATTGAAATGTAAAGCCTGATTAGACTCGGCTTCCTTTGGTGGTTTAGGTTCTAGCAAATCCTTCAAAAGACCAAGAGGCACCGACCCCTCTGGAAGAATCAGAAGTTGCTTTACTAAGTCTCTTCTTTTTGGACTGTCTGGCAAAGGAAAAATCTGCTCTAGCAAATTAATGGCTTTTGTTTCACCTTGTTTTTTATCTTCGGCGGCCTTGGCATCATTAGTTGATTTTCGATAATTTACTGCCGTCATAAAGTTAGCAGTTATCTTTGCAACGGCATCAAAGTCGTTAACGATTAAATCTTTAAGCACGAAGCTCATGCGGCCAATATCACCAAGAGGAATCTTTTTCAAAGTTAGATCTGGATCCTCCATATTGTCAGCATCCAATAAAGATTTTGTAATAGAGTTTATTTTTGCATTGCGCAACTCAATTTTGAATTTTTCGCTGTATTCTTTTTGAAGACCAGCGTCACCAATGGATATAGCAGCATCAGAAATAACAGCTCTAATTACTTCAACTTTTTCTTCGATAGATCTTTCTTTACCGTCTGCATCTTTCCAAGAACCTTGATCAATCGTCATCTGTAAATGCGCGATTTGATTATCAAAAAATTGATCCAGCTTGATGGTTTTTTTAGCCTTCTCTTTTTGCAGCTGTACTTTATAAACCTCATTAACAATGGTGTTACCGTGCATTGCAGAGGTTGCTCTAAATTTCAATGTTGCCTCTGAATCTATTTGAGCCAAGGACTTAGACATACCGGCTTGAGCGCTATTGAGCTTGTCCCTAGCTTGCTCTGCCGAGATCAATCCTTGTTGAGCTTCCAACGCAATATTGTTTGCAACATTGCTCATCTCAATATTAAACTCACTGGCCAACTCAAATGATCTAGCCTTCCTTACCGCTTTATCAAAATATGAAAAATTACCACTTGGAATTAAGCTAGTTGGATCTCCATTTTTTGCAGCATTCAATTGCTCTGTAGTTGGTGGACGATCTACAACATATTGCAAACCCTCATCCGCTCTCATTTCAGCCGCAGTTTGAAATGCACTTGCACTCATGCGATCAAGGATTTGCGATAACTGGTTGGCACCTTGGGCGGCGACACGCGGCCCAATATAGTCAACCTGCTGTGGTTGAATCTGCACCATTGGCACATTACCAGCACCGCGTAATTGCATTTGTCCTGATTCAATTCTTGCGGCCATGTTTATTCACCCTTAAAAGTTTTATAAGCTGGCACTGCCGCGTTGATCAGTGTTGCGTCAGCAAGAATGCCGCCTGTCTTGCGAGCAGATGAGCCAGCAAAGGCGAGCTGGCCAGCTTGACCTCTTGCGCTGTACAGGTTAAGCATGTTCTGATAGCCAGTGGACTCCAACATGGCGCTGGCATCCTCAAAGCCCATCACCCGCGCAGTCAGTGCGTTGAGGTCAGATATGCCAACATCGCGCATGGTTGCAGCCACGTTTTCTCGCTGCACTCCAAAGTTTGATCCCTCGCCAACCACAACCCCGCTTGCAGCAGCTCTTGCACGAATTGATGCATTAGTAGCCCTCATGTTCTTTAGCAGGCTATTGCCAGCAATGGTGTAGTTTTGCGCTTCCATGTCTGCGCGTTTTAATGTGCGCCCAGCCTGAATGGATGCATACTGCTCAGACATGTCTGCACGAACTTGAGCCACGGCCAGCGTGTCGCGGGATTGAAGCAAGTAGCTTGTCTGCTGATTTATCGCCGCAGCTTTCGCTGCTTCAGACGCGCCATATGCAGAAAGTATTCCAGCCCCAGCTACTACTTGACCCGCAGATGGCAGATAACCCGGCTTCATGGATGGATCAAACCCGCTTGTTGCGTAGGGGACTAAACCATAAGAAAGTGAGTTTGATGTATCTACAGCCATGTCATGTTCCTGAGAAAACCGCGACGCGGTAGTCCAATCCAAGCAAGTTCATTTTGACGGGCAAGTCTTGGGATACCTCAATGAATTGCTCGCGGCTGTAACCAAGCACACCATTGACGCGCTTGATGCCGGTGAACTCTGGTATGGGGTCATCCAGCATGGGGTTGTCAAAGAGTCTGAAAGCCACCGGCTGGTTGTTGATGATCATGTTCTGAGTCTCGTTGACAACCGCACTGATCTCCACAATGCGCTTCTTGAACGACACCCGGCTGCCGGTCTGTAGCTTTACCTCGGCAGGCATGGTCTTGACGTAGACCGTGATAGGCAAGCCAACCTCGTAGCTTGTTGTGCTTGATCTGTCAAACGTAACGCTGCCGCCACCGCTTACAGTCTCGTCGCCTTGCGGCGATCCATCGCAAATCACGTTTAGCACTTCAGCTACATGTGGCAGGCCGCTGGCGGTTGCTGCGGCACCGCCAACAAAAGCGCAGTCGGTAAAGTACTCATAGCCAAACAACTCAATAAAGTATCTTGTTGTGCCATTGAACACGCGCTGGGTTACCGCATAGATGACGTTCACATCTACACCCACATCGATGAACAGGCCATCTGTGAGGAACTCTGACGGGCTGGTCACTTGCTGGCTGCGCATGATGCTGAACACTGCCATGCTGCCGTCATCGGTGTTTGTCATCAGCAACAGGTCTGCTTCCTCGGTGCTTGATGCTCTGCGCAAAGCAATGCGCTGCGGCCCCTTGAGTAGGTGGCCAGACAGCAATGAGATTCGCTGGGTGATGTAGGTGAGCTGGGTGTCAGAGAACACAAACTCGTTAAGCGACTTGCCTTGGCGCTGTATGTAAATTGAGCCAGATTCCACAGACTGCACCCGAGTGCCGGGCTTGATGCCGTTTCTGGACACGTTCTTGAATGTGAAGGTGAGGGGGGTTACTGGGTCGGTGCCGGTCTGCGGGATATAGAACTCGCCGCCGGTGGTGAACACTTGAAAGTCCCGCGAGCTAATGATGTCGGTGATCACGTTCAAGTCACTGGTGTCAAGAGTCGCCTCAACTGCATCATCATCCAAAGACTCTGTTGGGACAAAGTCAAAGAACAGACCTATCTTGGAACCCCAGATGGTTGATGGACGCGACTTGCTGCCACCAAAGTACAAGCGGCCTTCGTGAAATGACACGCTACTCGGCCACCCTTTGGCAGAGCTCCACACATCAACATACCCAGCCTCAAGCTCCCAATTGCCTGATGCAACTGCTGTGGTGTCAAAGAAAGGGTATTCGGTAATTGCCTTGACTACAGTGGTGCTGATGTACTCAATAATTCTTGCCCGACCTTGGGTGGCGACATTGACATACTGATTGACACTACCCGCTGAAAATGCAGCCGCTCCAGCTGTCAGAGTTATGTTGCCAGACACGGCGCTGGGTGTGAGCGTAGCTGCTGGGTTGGTGGTTGTTAGGGTGTACGCATATTTAGGAATAGTGTCAAAAGTGATCGTGCTTGCTGTCCACAATGAGTCAGACGCGCCGCGCACAATCTTTACCGGCTGCAAGTCGGGGTGGACAACAATCAACGTGTCAGCAGACTGAGTCCAGCACATGTCGTCCACCATAGCGCTGGTGATTGATGTGGTCAGGTAGCTGTTGCCAGTGCCGTTGATGTTGGTAACGATTGCACCATTCTTGACAACGTGCATGCGGCTGTCGGTAAAACAGAGCATGTAGCTGTCAGTCACTGAAAACTGAAAAGACACCAGCCGCACACCATTCCCAGCACTGGGAGTGCTGCTGTTTGGCAGCTCAAAGATATGCTTGGTGCCGGGTCTGCGGCGCAGGCCACCTTGGGGCTGGATCAGTACGTTGGTGGCCTTGGCCAGTGCATTGCCGTAGGCAGCCAGGTCAACCCTTGAACGAAGCAAAGGGTCGAGCTCGCCTGTTGCGAAGTTGGTGGTGAACTCAACAAAGCGTGGCATCAGTTTCTCACCGCAATCAGGCTGTAGTCTTCGATTACGCGCACAGGATTGTTCTGGCCGTCGATATTCATGGCTGTGCGCAAAAAGCCGCCTCGACCATTCTCAGATGGGTCGCCTGTAGCCACACGCTGCCACTTGACAGACTTGTCTTGCTGCTCAGTAATAGCCTCGGCAATGTGCCACGCAACCATGTACTTGAGCAGCTGCACAAAGTACTGCGGCATGGCGTACTCAGGGACGCTGAACTGGTAATCAATGTAGACGCTGGTCAGGTTGGTGAGCAGCTTGTCACCTTGAATCTCCCAGTCCTTTTGCACTGGACTACCGGAGTTGGCGCTGTTGTAAACAGCGCGGGGGTTGGCCAATTTGTCGCCCGGCAGCTGATACTCATAGCGCCAGACAGTTGTTGGGGTGGTGATGAGCTGAGCCAGCTGCACCTTTTGCATACCAAAAGACCACGGGTACATGACCAAGGTGGAGTCGCGGATATCTGGATAGAGTCGGTCGCAAACGCTTGACTCGTCGGTGCCGTCATTAAAAGACGAAATAGCCTTGGCACCAATCAGGAGCAAGGCATCAGAGCAGATCGATACACCAGTGTCGCCAGCAGCCATTTAGACCTCTCAATGTAAGAAAGGCCATCCTCCGAGAATCCCCAGAAGATGGCCCTGTTGCAGCGATTCCGAATTAATCGGTATCGGTTGCGGTTACTGTCACACCGTCAGTGATGTCAACCACAGTACCTGTGTTTGAATTCACATAAGCGGTAGACATTACAGGGGTGCCACCCGTTGCTGAGTAGCAGAAAATCAGATCACCAACCTTAAGGATGGATGCAATCGTATTGAAATACCCAGAAGCGCGAATCACACTTTGTGCGTCAGTGCTTGAATAGGTATAAATAGAGGGTGCATTGCCAGCCTTGGATTGGCCACCGATTGTGTTAAAGCCAGTAGATGAATAAGCCATGTCAATCTCCTTGATTAAGTTTCACGGCAGGTGATCTTGACGATACCTTCATCGTCAATGGCAACAGCGCCAGCACTGAAGACCTCGTTCACCAACCAAGATGTTTTCTCAGCGATGTAGTTGATCTCAGTTCTCATGGCTATACCTTCACCATAGCCAACTGCATCCTTGTGGAACGCAAAGCATGAGCGGTCAAGTGAGCCGTCGATAATTAAACCGCCTTCAGAGCGATCACCCAACATGTGAAACTCAAAGCCTAAGTAGGTGTTGAGCTCGCCCTGCACCAGCGCTTTAACGCTGTTGAAGTCGGAGCTGGTCACGCTGGTTTCAGACAACAAGTTGGCTAAGCCATTGCCATGGATGATGATGTGACGGCCTTCAGGCGGCACGTTGTTCTTGTCCATCAAACGCTTAACTTCACGCAACTTTGTGATGTTCATGTTTGAGTCTGTGCCACCAATGTCATTGCTGACGGTCAAGCTGGTGCTAGATGCGGTAAGCGCATCCAAGATCATCTGATCTTGACGACGACCCATAGCGCCAGCCACGACTTGCACCAGTTCTTGGCGCTCATCAAAGTTGACCTTGGCTTGAGAAAAGATATCGCTGTACTCTGCTGCGTTGTAGTCAGACAAAGTCAAAGTGACTGAGCTGAAAGAAACATTCAGAGGGGTGACGTCAGTTTGGGGGACGCGAATAGTCGCAACACCCTTACCGACTTTGGGGAACTTAACAGTTGAACCTTCTACACCTCGACGCTGGCGAACCGCCGGAACCAACATAGCCTTACCTTGAAAAGCTTGTTTGACTTCCGCGTCGAAGAGTGTCACGAAGGCATTGCTTAAAGAAATGCTCATTGGGATACCTCATTCGGTTATGAAAAAAACAGGGTTCTCGCGCCGGTAAGCCTGTAAGTCAGGGCCGATTGCTTGCTGGTATCGCCAGCCAGTCGTCTGCTTCTCGCAGTGGTCAGGGTCGGTTGCCCGGTAGGCCTTGGCCGAATTGTATGACTTTTTTAAGAAAAGCAATAGGGGTGATTGATAGTTGTACAAAAAAGACCCAGCCGAAGCTGGGTCAAAGGGCAACTGCTTGCCATGAAAAATTACTTAAAGGAGTGGTCAAACATCTTTTCGACCTTCTGGCGGTAGCCTGTATCGGTCTTGTAGCGCGGATCGTTGACCATCTGATACAGCTCATCCTTGCTTGGGGCACCTTCCAGCTGCATGCTTTGGGTAGGGACTCGGCCTTCGTAGGATTCGCGGATCTTCATCAGCGCAGTGAGTCCTCTGGCGGTTCCACCCATAATTTTGAATTCCTCGAAATCGGCGGCTGACCAGACACCCTTGTTGACCAGACCGCGAGCCCAGTCCACCATGCCGTTGACGATTGCGCCACCGTTGGGCCCGAGCTGCTTCATTTCCACCGCTGGATCGACCATGTCGCCTTGCATGATTTCTTTGGCTTGGGTTTGCAGGTTGTTGGCCAAGTCATCAAATGCGGCTTGGGACAGGTTGTTTTCCTTTGCCCATGTAGACAGGGTGTTGGCTATAGGATTTGTTTCGCCGTCCTCGCCAAATGTCTTAAGGTCGTACTTGCCATCGGCTGGCGCTTTGTGTTTGCCTTGGCTGATTTGCTTGCGCAGATCCGACCAGGATTTTGCAATGCCTTCCATGTCTGGCTCGTTGGAGTCCTTCTTCCAGAAGTTCTCAGGCCAGTAGTCGGGCCGCACAAGCGGGTCATCCGGTGTCGGAGCGTCTGCCTGCACTGCCTTGTGATCTATCTCAACCGATTGTGGGTTTATGGGTTTGGCTTCGTCACTCACTTGCACGTTGTCAAGTAGGCCGGTTGCACCGGGCTCAACTGTTGCTGTGTCTGTCATAGTTTCCTTGCTGTGTTGATCCGCACCTCAATGTCCCTGACCACTGTCCTTTGCCCTTCAGCAAAGAAAGCATGCGAGGGGTCTGTGCCCGGTACGGCGATGGGCACATTCACATACATGTCTCTGAGCCACTGGAGGAGCTTCTGGCCATCTTCAGAGCCAAACACCCGCAGTGTCAGCTTGGCCAAGTCTTCGCGCTTTTGGTCAACCTCGCGGATATCGCTTGGTTGGCCAATGGCTTCTAGTTCTTCCCAAGACATAGTTATTCCTCTAACTTGTTATTCATCAATAGAGGCCTCTTTATTGATCTTGGGGTCAATGAAATACCAAGTTTATTTTCCGCCTCTTCTTTACTTGTTATTCCTAAAGAATCTGGATTTTTACCAGTCTCACGCATAAAATATTCTTTCCAAACAGTAGGATGCTTTTCTGACTTTAGAGGCATGTCATCTTCTGTTGTTGATGGCCAATGATATTTATCTTTATCAAAAGGATCTCGCTCAGGTTTAATCCCGCTTTTCCAAGCTAAACGATAGTCATAGTCTTCTATATTTAAATCTGGCTCTTCGTCATAATCATTGACAAATTCTTTAAACCAGTCTGTTTTTCTAATCCATATCTGAAAATTATTTTCTTCTGTTTCGTCTAGTTTTAAGAGCTCCATTACATGACTCCCTCTGGTGCGGGTAGAGCCTGCATGCCGACACCAGCTTGTGCCTGCATGGCCATGGCTTGTGCAATGGCTTGCTGTTGTTGTTGATTGCGCATCTCTTCCATGAGCACGGCTCGCTCGGCTGCGGTGTTGCGCACGGCGGCTGGCACACCCAACTTGTCAGCCAAATAGTCCACCAGTACGTCAGTCTTGATTGCTAACTGGCCATCGGTGCCCAAGCTCTGGCTGATCT